GTGTACGACCCTGAAGCCTTTATCGAACCCGAAGTTTCTGCTAATAGTCTAGAAGTGAAGAGACGCGGACGACCTCCGCTAAACGCAGGGGCCTAATATGACCACGGCAGGCGAACTGATAGACGGCGCTTTGCGGCTGCTCGGTATGCTTGCTGAAGGCGAGACTCCTTCTGCCGCCACATCCCAAGACGCCTTGTTCGCCATGAACCAGATGATCGACTCGTGGAACACCGAGCGCCTGTCGGTTTTCTCGACCCAAGATCAGGTGTTTAGCTGGCCTCCCGGTCAGATAAGCCGGACGCTTGGCCCTACGGGCGATTTCGTAGGCAACCGCCCCATTCAACTTGATGACTCCACCTACTTCAAAGACCCCGCCAGCGGGATCTCGTATGGCATCAAGATCATCAATCAGCAGCAGTACGACGGCATCGCCGTTAAAACCGTGACCAGCACATATCCACAGGTCATGTGGATAAACATGGAATATCCAAACATCGACATGTACGTCTACCCCGTGCCCACCAAGGTGCTGGAGTGGCACTTCATCTCGGTCACGGAGTTGGATCAGGCAGTCAATTTGGCGACCGCGCTGACGTTCCCGCCCGGCTATCTGCGGGCGTTTCGCTACAATCTGGCCTGCGAAATTGCGGCTGAGTTTGGCGTCGAGCCATCGCCGCAGGTCTCACGAATTGCTATGGCGTCCAAACGCAACATCAAGCGCATCAATAACCCTGATGACATCATGGCGCTGCCATACAGCATCGTCGGCACCCGCCAGCGGTTCAACATCTTTGCAGGGAACTACTGATTATGGCTGACGTTAAAATTAGTGAACTGCCCGTTGCCCTATCCGCTACAGGTTCGGACCTGTTTCCAATTGTTCAAAATGGTGTAACCAAGCAGATTACAAACACGGTGTTGTTTGCGGGCGTCAACGGCGGCGTCGCCACGACCACGCTAAACGTGCCATCTGAATACGCCACAATTCAAGCCGCTTTTGATTACCTTGCACCTCTCCGCATTAGTGCGGGTACGGTAATGATCATCAAGGTGGCAGACGGTACATACACCCTTTCGAGCAGCATCATTGCTAATCACCCAGACGGTAACTGCATCCAACTAATCGGGAATGAAACCACGCCAGACAACTGCGTCATTACGGTGTCAGGTGCACCTACCTTTGACGCGCTGATAGTGAGCGGAGGAAACGTCCTTAGCTATCTCAATGGCTTTAAATTCAATTTGGCGAGCAAGGCCGGGCTTACGAATAACGCCACAGCAGTTTTAGCTGTTGACGGCGGAACCATAATTTGCGGCCCGAAAATCAAAACAAATAACTGGTACTATGGCATCGCTGCAAGGACCGGCTCTTTTATTAACTGCGATTATGCCGTGGTGGATAATGCGGGCGACGTTGGCATCTGGGCTTTTGTTGGATCTTCGGTCTATTGCCAATACGCAACCTCGACAAACACAAGCGACGCGGTAAATAACTTAGGCTTTGGCTTCCAAGCGGAATATGGCTCGGCAATGGATTGTTCCAATGCCACGGCATCCGGATGTCGTATCGGCGGCATCGCCGCGCTTTCGGGTTCAACTGTTAGATCTTTGTCCGCTACGTCCAGCAACAATATTGGCAGCGGTTTTTACGCGCTTGAAAATGGCGTTATCGAAAACCACAATTCAATCACTAACAACAACGCTCGGTACGGTGAAGAGCGCGTTGGCGGCGGCGTTATCCAAGGCAATAGTGTCACACGCAGCGGCAATACGCTTGGCGAATATAGCGGATATGCCTACCTCGACAACTCTGGCGCTTTGGGTGCTAGAATTGCGTCAAACGGCGATCTTCGGATTGATATAAACGCCGATAACAACGTTTATTTTAATACGTCTGGCGGGCCTCAATTTGCCGTTCAACACACGGCTGCGTCTGCATCGTACGTAACTGCTACAGGGGGCGCTGTCAGCCCATATATTTTTTCGGCGGGGGGCGCCGCAAATATTGATATTAGTTTGCAAGGTAAGGGAACGGGGTCCGTTTTTCTTGCAAACAACCAAACAAATTACATTCGCGTAAACTCAGCCGCGACAGGTAGCACGCCGGTCATCTCTCCCGAAGGCGACACCGATATTGACTTGTCGCTGCGAGGTAAAGGAACGGGTTCTGTTTTTATAGGGTCAAACGCGATAAACTACGTTCGCATAAACCCTACGGCCACCACCCTTTCCCCCGGAATCTTTCCTGAAGGCGAAACCAATCTTGACTTGATCCTTGGCGGTAAGGGGACCGGCGTAGTTCGATTTGGTACCTATAGCGCGAGCGGCGACGTTGCCTGCAACGGCTGGATCACCATCAAAGATTATGCTGGAACAACCCGCAAATTGATGACTACCGCATGACCTATACTATTCAAATGGATCAACGCACCATCATGTATCTGCGCCAAGTTTTGGCGCAGCGGCCTTACGCTGAAGTGGCTGCGCTGTTGGCTAACCTCGACGGTCAAGTGGATCAACAAGACCGCGATACGGCTATTCCTGTGCAGCAAATCCTTTCTGGTGACATTGCCCCATGAAATCGCCCATTCTTGGATCGTCCTATGTAGCCCGCAGCGTAAATGCTGCGGACAGCCGCATGGTCAATCTGTTTCCGGAAGTCATCCCCGAAGGTGGCAAAGAACCCGCGTTTCTTAACAGAGCTCCTGGGCTTCGGCTGCTGTTCAACTGCGGCGTCGGGCCCATTCGAGGAATGTGGCAGTTTGGAGATTATGGGTACGTCGTATCTGGAACCGAACTTTTTAAAGTTACATCTTCTTGGAATCTGTTCAAAATAGGTGATGTGTCTGGGTCCGGCCCTGTGTCTATGTCGGACAACGGCGTTCAACTCTTTATTGCCTGCAACGGCCCTAGCTACATCTACAATTCCAGCACGCTAGCGTTTGCACAGATCACAGACCCCGACTTCCCCGGCGCGGTGACGGTTGGATATCTTGATGGCTATTTTGTCTTTAATGAACCCAACAGCCAACGCCTTTGGGTGACAAGCCTTTTTGACGGCACCAGCATTGACCCGCTAGAGTTTGCCAGCGCTGAAGGATCGCCAGACGGCCTAGTCTCGCTGATCATCGACCATCGCGAAGCGTGGCTGTTCGGCACCAACTCGGTTGAGGTTTGGTACGACGCAGGGCTAGCCGACTTCCCTCTGACACGCATCCAAGGCGCGTTCAACGAGATCGGTTGCGCCGCAGCCTACTCGGTCGCCAAGCTCGACAACGGCCTGTTTTGGCTCGGCAGCGACGCTCGCGGCAAAGGTATCGTCTACCGCGCCAACGGCTACACAGGGCAGCGCGTCAGCACCCACGCCGTCGAGTGGCACATCCAGCAGTATAGTGACATCAGCGACGCGCTGGCCTACACCTACCAACAGGACGGCCACGCCTTTTATGTGCTAGTGTTCCCTAGTGCCAACACAACTTGGGTCTACGACGTCGCTACAGGCGCTTGGACCGAACGGGCTGGGCTAGACAACGGCGAGTTCACCCGCCACCGTGGCAACTGCCAGATGGCTTTTGGTGGCGAAGTCGTGATTGGCGATTTTGAAAATGGAAACGCCTACGCTTTCGATCTTGATGTTTTCTCCGACAACGGAGCACCCCAAAAATGGCTTCGGTCGTGGCGGGCGCTGCCGACTGGCGAAAACAACTTAAAGCGCACTACGCAGCACAGCCTTCAACTGGATTGCGAAACCGGCGTTGGCTTGAGCGGTATTGACCCATTTGACGTTTCGTATTTGATGTCCGAAAGCAGCGCGTATCTCATCACCGAATCTGGCGAATATTTAGTGCTGAACGACATAACGACGGTTGGCGTAAGGCCGCAGGCCATGCTGCGCTGGTCTGATGACGGTGGCCACACTTGGTCTAATGAGCATTGGGCGTCTATGGGGACTATCGGCTCGTATGGCACCCGCGTGTTCTGGCGCAGGCTTGGCATGACGACCAAGCTACGAGACCGCGTGTACGAGATCTCAGGGACGGACCCGGTGAAGGTTTCCATCGTCGGGGCCGAACTAGCGATCAGTGGCACAAATGCCTAACGCCTTAAACATAACCAACATCCCCGCCCCCCGCGTCAATTTCATTGACGAGCGCACGGGCTTGATGTCACGCGAATGGTACAGGTTTTTCCTTAACCTGTTTGTGCTGACCGGAAGCGGCAGCAACCCAACTTCTTTAGAGGATCTTCAATTAGCCCCTGCGTTTGAGTTTACGCAAAATATGCTTGCTACAGACAAGCTATCGCCCAACGCCGAATCGTTGATTGCCGCGCTAGAAATGTCTGTGCTTAATCTTAGGCAAGAGCTTCAGACACAAAATAACGCAGACACCGCGATTGCGGCGTTAGAACTGTCTGTGATTAACCTTAGACAAGAGCTTCAAACACAAACTAACTCAGATACGGCCATCGCTGCGCTGACAAACTTAGTGTTTGATATCAACCAAAACCTTCAGACTCAAACAGTTAATTCCAACTATATACTTTATGATGGCCCAGGATCTTTTAGTTCCCTCGCATACTCCACCACCCTCACGGGCGGCACGGGTATCGTCAATCTGGGCAGTGGGCAGTTTTATAAGGATGTCAGCGGCAACGTCGGGATTGGAACAATTGCGCCTGCCTCGCTGTTTCATGCGGATAACGGCTTTATAACTACAGGGCGATATGCCAGCCAAAGCGGCACCTTGATTCTTCGGTCAGCCGCAGGAACACAGGCTGCGCCCACGGCGATTGCTAGTGCATTTACATTAAGCAACCTGACCACTCGTGGCTACGACGGGGCTGCATACCGTGACGTGGCTACAATTTTCGTTGCATCTGATGGCGCGGTTTCGTCCACGTCTTCGCCTGGATTTATGGCTTTTTCCACAACGCCAAGCAC